TCATCGATAATCGCTCGGAGTTCTAGACACTTTTCCAGTACGCCATGGTCGATACACCCGATCACGGAATGCCAGGTAGCCCATGAAGCACGTGTAGACAATCGTGATGATTGCCGCCCATTCATGCAGCGGCATGCCCAGGAATGAGTAGGTTGCACCAACAACTGCTGGAACAACTTTCGCGGCCTCTTGCACTACCCCTTGGATGTGTTGATCGCTCATGTTCAGATCCGCACCCACTGCGACATAGACGACATCCACATCAACCGGAATGGCGCCTGTGGTGTGATCGTCGTTGGTGCGCTTGGCACAGTCACAAGCGCGCTATTTCTAACCAACAGCGATGTGACCGTCTGGGTGCTGAACACCGAAACCTGTTGACCATCAATCGGCGTTGACGGCATCGTGATCGTGCCTGACGCCAACGTGCCAGCGGCATTGAGCCCGTACGTCTGAATGTTGTTTCCAATGGTGTTTGAGAAGCCAGTCGTTACGAAGGAGACGAAGTACGACTGATCCGCGTACCCCGCCTTCGTGATCTCGTTTCCGTTCACATCGATGCGCATGCGCTCGGTGCTGTTCGTGATGAACTGAAGTGGGTATGCGCCATCGGTGCCGAAGGCAACGGTCTTGTTTCCATAGAACCAAGTTGTTGCACTGCCGACACCCGAGTATGAATAGGCAGAACCCGTCGTCTTGATCAAGCCAGTCGTGCTTGTGTCAGTGTTGGTGACGTTCAGATCAATTGCAGCCGTGGACCCAGTGCTCGTCGCGCCTGAAACAAGGAACTTGGTCGTTCCTGCTGGCGTGCCACCGATACCGACGTTGCCGCTTGCGTCAATGCGCATACGTTCGGTGTTGCTGGTGCCAGTCGCGAATTTGATAGATGCACCTGCGACATCAGTACAGATCACAAGGTTCGGCGCGGACGAATACAAGAACGTGTCGCCGCCACCAACCGCACCAAACGCAGATTGAGTGCTGTTATAGATTGAGAACGTTGCCGTGTTTGACACATCATTCTTGATGTTCCAACCTACTTGCCCAGTCGTTGACCCTGTACTTTGCGCAAGTGCCCCAACCGAGCCTGCCCCTTGGACGTGAAGCTTCGCGGCCATTGTTGAAACGCCAATGCCAAGATTACCCGCTGAGTCGATACGCATCTTCTCTTGCATTGCAGAAGTGCCGTTTGGGCCAGAGGTAATGTTGTTCGTGTAGAACGCCAAGGCCGTGTTCCAGCCCGTGGCCTCGCGCATGAAGCCAATACCAGCAGAAATGCCCGTTCCTTCTGCGCCCATACCGAAGAAGGCACCATCGTTGTTAGAAGCAAGTCCGTTGAACCCAAATCGCGCAGCCGACGAAAAGTCAGTGCTCTTGGAGATGGTTACCCCGTTGATCGGATTTGAGCCAGTAATTTGGACTTGGAACTTTGACGTTGGGTTGTTAGTGCCAACGCCTACATTGCCCGATGAATCGATACGCAAACGCTCCGAGCCATTCACCGTAAACAGCAGAGGCAAAGCACGAAGCTCGTTCACCTCTGACATCGTTGATGTGCTGTGCAGGTAAAGACCCTGCGTGCCGTTCACGTTCGTGATGAACGACGCATCCGTTGTTCCTTGGCTCGCAACTTGGTTTGAACCAGTGCTGCTGACATGGAGCCTGTATGAGCCATTTGGTGTGGTGCCAACGCCCAAATTTCCTGCTGCGTCGATGCGCATGCGCTCGGTGCCATTTGTGCCAACGACAACTGGGTGATTGCTTGTAGAGCCGATACCAAACGCACTTGCGAACATGCCGGGGCCGACACCACCAAAGATCGTGCCATTGTTGATCCCCAACTGTCCCGTCATCTCGAACTTGTAGCCAGTTGATGTCGTAGTTCCGAGAAGCAGATTGCCACTTGAATCAATGCGCATGCGTTCGACGTTGTTAGTCTGGAAGGCAATTGGGATTGCCGTGTTTGTTCGCAGCGTTCCGACGTTGGATAGCAGATAAGAATCAAAGTTGTTGGTGCCGTCGCTTAGACGGAACACGGGTTGAGTGGTAGACCGGCTGGCGACTACATTTGCTGCACCACTGGTGAAGACATCAAGCTTCACTGTCGGGGCCACGCCGACACCAACATTGCCCACCGCATCAATGCGGAGTCGCTCTGAACTGTTCGTCAGAAACGTCATGGTCTCCGTGCTACCAACACCGTACCCGAGGTAGCCACCAGTTGCACTTGGAGCAGTCAACTTCAGGTAAACCTCACCTGACGTGCTTTGAAGATTTGCCACCGTGCCAGTGCTGCTGACATGAAGCTTTGAAGTGGGTGTGGTGCCAATGCCGACATTTCCACCCGAGACCGTGTACGTTGCCTCGATTGCCGCAAGGCGCGTGTTCAGATCCCCAGGGATTGCAGCCGTGTCCTGCGCGATCATCACAAGATTGTCAAAGTCAGCATCAAGCACGTCAGCACGAAGGGCACCACCTTCCGTGTAGTCAGTGCTTCGGCTCTTTGAGACTTCGCGGACCAATCGAACGATGGTCCCGGCAACTGGTGTCAGCGTGAACGTGACCGACCCACCAGATGGATTGCCGGTGCCGGATACCGAGTACCCAGATCCTTGCAGTACTCCATTGAGGTACACCTTCAATGAAGCTGAACTGGGAACAAGGTACGGGAATGTGAACGTCGGCGTTGCGCCGCTGGCTGTGTATTGGATAACCGGGGTCTGAAGTGGGACGGGCATGAAGCGATCCTCAAGAGAAGTAATCGCATCTATTTATTGAACCGGGGTTAGAACTCCACGGATTCCCACTGCGCCTCGTACGACCCCTGACTGCCTGACCAGAAGCTGCTCCGTTGCCCGTAGTGACCTGCACGCAACCGAATTGGCTGGCTCAGAATGCACATCGCAACTGCGTCGATAAAGTCATCCTTTGAACGACCAGCACTGCGCACTGTGAAGTCACGGAGTTGAGTTCGAAAGCGGCCATCCATGACCGACTTGTGCGCGTGGATGAATCCACCAGACAAGCGGATGTCATAGGCCTCCATGATCTTCAGTGCCTTGTTCTGTGTAGTCGCCTTTCCTTCACAGGTCAGTCCTTTGCCTTCCATCTTCTTGCGCAAGATCGCAGGCAGGAAGTTCCCGATGCCGTTCGTCTCGATGACCACATGCGGAACATCGAACTCAAGCATCTTTTGAATAACTTGCAGGCACTGCTCTTCAGCATCGCCAGACAATTGAATGGTTCGATGAACGTAGTAATGACCGTCATCGGTCGAGAACACGATTGCCAACACGCTGTCGTCGCTGGACAGGTTCGCCATCGAGGGGTCCCAGAACGCAGAGAACGAAACAACCCGTGCATCGCCAATCCTTGCCATCACACCGCCATTCGCGTGCGTGATGTCGATCTCATGGCTGTACGTGGCAATCAGACTTGGGTCGAGGACCGTGTTGTCTGGGTTGTATGGCAGCAGCAGGTACTGCGAAAAGAAGTGCCCCTTGGTCGAACTGGCAGCGGCCCGCTTGCGGATCTCGTCAAGCGGGAATCGCTCGGGCCAGGTCGGGACACCATCAAAGTTCGGGAACTCGCCAGTGCAGTTCTCAAGGACAGGAATCTTTAGGAACGACGCGCCGTCACGGATGCGCTCGTCCTTATCGACCTCACCCAAGATCTCTGGGTAAATGGAGTCATACGCGTGTGGCGTGCCAACGAAAAGTTCATGACCGCCAGGGACTAGGACGTGCGTTGGTTCAACGAGCTTGTCACGCAGGTTCTGACGCTCAGTGTCAGTGCGCGTGTTCTTTGGCACCTCCGTGTCGTCATAGATGATCCAGTCGGCACGAGCACCAGTGATCGACGAAAGCACGCCCCATGAAGTGACTGATGGTGTGCGCGCGTCAGTGAAGCCGCGAACGTAGATGCAATCGGCGCGGTTGATGTTCTCTTCACCGTGCAGGTGCTTCGCCAGCGGGTGACGCTGCATGATGTTTGCAACGTCAAGCGTGATCTTGGTTGCCGTCTTCTTGTCAGCGGAAAGAATCAAGAACCGAAGCGTTGGGTCTTGGGTCAGCATCCACGTGATGAACAAGCCGACAATGGTTGACTTCGCGGCACCACGGAAAACCTCAAGAACGCCTGTGTTGTTCAGCCAGCCCTTGTGACTGGTCAGGAACTCCATGATTCGGTAGTGAATCTGAGGAACATCCTTCCACTCGGGCTGCATCTGCGCCCAGACAAGAAAGAACTCCTGAAACGTGAAGGTCTGGACCGGCGTAGTACACGCAACACGTCGTGTGTTTCGCTTAATCGCTGGCATCGTCGTCCTTCACGACATCAGCGTCCAACGACACCCCGGCTAGACCAAGCGTGCTTCGTGCTTTCTCAAGCAGTGCCGTGGTCTCATCACTGAAGACGTGCACAGTTTCTGCACGTAGTTCCTCTTCATGGCGATGCTTCTGACCGAGAACGGTGAGTTGGTCCGACAACTTCACCATCTCGCGCACGTACATCAAGTTCGTCTTGAAAACGTGCGCGGCGGCCTCGTCAACGGCGATCTCTTTTGCCTTGATCGTGCTCAGTGCAAGCGCAGATTCGAAGATCTGCTCTGCCATAAGCTCAGAGGTGTACTGAAGACGCGCAGATAGCGGCAACTCGTCAAGGTTGTGGCTGCGCTGAACCTTTCCTGCGCGTTGCAGGACGTTGCTCATCACGCGCTTCGCGTCTTTCCCAAGACGTGCGCTGTGCCTCTCGAATACAGTCTTCCCTGCTTCGCCCGCCTTTAGTGACGGCTTCTTTGGTGTCTCCAACGAGCACTCCCATAGTTGGTCGTGCTCTATTTAGAAAACTCAGTTCTTCGGGTACACGTTCTCCATAGCCTCGTCAATCTCATCGAGACTTGTGTTCATGTTCTGCATGTGCTTCAGAAAGAACATCTTCTTCATATCGATGGTTTGATCCAGCTCGCCATGGACGGCCTTATCGCCCCAGTCGTACCAGCGCATTCCGTACGCATTGCTCAACGGTCCACCGAACAAGCGAACCGCTCGACGCTCAAGCTTTCGCCATGCCTCTTCGTCACCAGAGTTCTTGGTGGTCTGATATGCGTCATTCGCGAGCATCACGGACTGGCTAACCTTGCCGATTGCCGGTCCCATAACGACGCCAAGTGCGTCAGCCGGACCCATCTTGTGATCGCCGCCTGTGTCGTACTTGTTCGCGATGTTCCCGCCAAAGCCGCGACCGTTGTTGAAAGCACGCGCAGTAGCGTCCATCCAATCAAAGGCTTCGACTGGGAATGCGAAGACGGAGGTGTTCTTGGCGGCGTTTTTGAGCTGTTCGGCAACCGAGCGATCTTTGGGCTCGCCCGTCGTGAACACATAGTCTCGGGTCTCGTTGATGACGTGCGAAATCATCGTGCCAACAACCAGGCCCTCAAGCATCCGGTAGTTCGGGCGTTGAAGCTGCTTGTACGACATGCCCAATGCTGCGAACAGGAAGGACTTGAACTGCATCATGAATCGAGCGAATTCCCCTTTCATGAATGGCGGCAGAGATCCCACACCCAAAGTCGCAATCTGGGACGACTGCGTCATGTGCAAGGCGTACTTCAACGCTTGTTGAGCATCCACGTCCTTGATTGCATCAATGTCGATGATCTTCACGTTCCCGCCCACGTCCCGCACTGCGTCGGAGGTATTCACAACCTCTTTCAGCGAGTTGTACCGCGCCTCATCGATGCTGACGTTGTGGAACGCGTCACGATCAATTGCGGATAGCTCCTTCCACTCCTTGTTCGCAAACTGATCGGCCCAGGTAGTGAGCGTCATACGTGACACCGAACCACGCTGGAAGTCCTCGAAGAGGTTCATGCCGCTCCAATGGTGCGTGAACGACGCCATACCAGCAGACGTGTCCGCAAAGTTTCGAACCATGGTCGGGCTGGATAACGTGTCGTACATCTCGTGTTCAAACTGGCTGCGAGCAACCGTGGAGAATCGATGCTCCATGGTGTGCATGGCACCTTCAACCGCCACACCAATTTCGGCGCATGCCTGCTTGCCCAGCGCACGGTACTCGGCGTTGAACGTGTTCAGACCCTTGTCGCTGATGAATTTTCGCAGGCCGTGAGCAACTACCTGAGATTGAATTTCAGGCAAGTTACTCATCAAGGCGCCCCACAAGGAAGTCGCACGCGTGAAGCTCCGTAGGCCCGCACCAAGCGCGCTCGACTTCTGACCAACTCCAAGGAACTCATCAAGCATCCGGCTTGCCGCTTCACGATCAGTCAAGTGCAACTGCTCAGCCACGCCATTCCGAATATTGAGATCACGGAATGCATCGTTGTACTGTTCCAAGATCACATCACGGTTTGCCGATCCGAAGGTCTGGTGCAGTGCGTTCGAGTTCGCCGTTTCGCGATTCAAGACCGAGAAATTCTCAAGAGCATCGTGTTTCAAGAACGGTGCGATGACCTCATATGGCAAGTCAAGCGTTCGCGCCTTGTTCACTGCTCCACCCCGCAGCTTGTCCGACGCAAGCGAAGTGACGTTATGTACTGATGTAAATGTCAGACCGGAGAGCTTGTCATAGACTTCGGTGGCCATGTGCCGCGCTTCATCGGCGGACAGGCCATGCACTGTCTCAAATCCATTCGCAACGGTGTCCATGAACCGCTTGGGGTTCGCCAGCACGCGATCACGGTCATAGATCCGATTGAAGTACGAGCTGTCAGTTACGGTCGCAAGGTCATCAGCGGTAACTTCACCACTGCGAAGCATGTTTGCAAGCTTTTCGTCCGTGATCTTTCGAATCGTCTCAACCACTGGCTTCAGGTGCGGGAATGGGATCACGTCACCAGTGTGCAAAGCGTGGTTCACCATATCAGCCGCATAGGACTTCACCACAGACGGCGTGATTGGCAGATCCGAAACGTCCCGACCCATGGTCTGTAGCGCATCGCGAGCCCACGCCTCTTCTGTCGGCCCAACCACAATGTTCTCAACACGACGTGCCGTGTTCATTGCCTCTGCAACTTTGTACTGGTAGCTACCGAATTCCATGTTCCGCAGGGTTTCTGCGTTCTGAACCTTCGGACCCTCTGTCGTGAACTCGTGCGCGGTGAGCTTTTGAGCGAACTCACGCGAATGCGCAAGTTCTGAGTTCGCAAGCGTCATGCGGTCGCTTTTGAGCCAGTCCGGCGTAACGGCATCCATGAACTGCGTGGCCTTGTTCGCCACAAGCCGGGTTTCTTCCGCACCCGGCGTCACGTTGCTGGCCGAGAACAATGCTTGTTCAGCCGCCTTGCGTTCTTCTGCGGTGAACGCCTTGGCCCCTGTCTTACCAAGCACGGCACCGAACAAGGCAGTACCGAGCAACGCTGCACCAGCGTTCACGCTGTTTTCGCCGACACCAGACCAGTTCACCGAGCCGTCTGCATTTCGTGCACGGGCATCGGTGTTGGCGACTGTGCCAACCGCTGCCGCCGTGGCTGCTGTACCCACCAATTTCTTCTTGGCAGAGCTAGAAAGCTGTGAGAACTTTGACCCGACACCGCGCATGCCAACGCCGCCGACCGTCCCCATTGCGAAGTTCTGAAGGCCTTCACTTGTCGTACGCGTTTCCTGGGTGCCTTGCAACAGAAGCTCAGGAATCGCTGATTCAAGAGCTTCACGGCCAAGGATGCTGACCCCACGCATTGCAAGTCCGCGTGCGGCATTGACTTCAAGACCAACGCCACCAGTCAGAAGGCCAATTGCAACGTTGTCAATGACGCCCATTGCACCACTTGCGATCATGCCTTTGGCACCAGCCGCCTCAAGGGTCTTGCGATTCTCACGCTCAGACCGAATGCGCTTCGCGATCAGGTCGTATTCCTGCTTGTTTGCCACGCGGGCGAACGACGACGTGTACTCCCCAAGGCCATCCTCTTGCGCCTGTGTGATCGCATGGAAGGTGGTGTCGATTGGCTGCGTCTGGTAAGAAGCATCCTTGACACGCTGGTATGCCGAGCCAATCGCACTGTCAATCGTTGCCGCCTTGATGGTTTGACCCCAAGTGATCTTCTTTGCGTCTTCTGCGCGCTTCTTGTCCGCCGCATCCTTTGCAGCTTGATTCTTTGTATCGCGTGCGCTGGCATCGCGCATCACGTCCCAAGGAGTCACGTACTGCGATGATGGGGTTTGGACAAGACGTTGATTTCGGTCTTCATCAGACTCGGTGATGAACGTTGCTGGTACTTCGTTAGCCATGACTGCCTTTACTCAATTGACTTCCACACGTCCTTGTCGATGCCTGCTGTGCTAAGTGGGTCCTTAGTGCCTCGCGCAATCGCCCAAGGCCGATTGACCTGCTTGGTGCTCTTGAGTGGCACACCACCTCGGCCACGGATGCTTTGGTTCGTCACGATGGACGGTCCAACCTTCTGTTCCATTGCGGCGTTGTATCGGTCGATCTTGGAGTTCATCTGCTCTTGAGCCATGGCGGCCATGTACTCAGACGTGTTCCGTGCATCAAAACGGTACCTCAATGGGCTTCCATGCTCATCGGATGCGACGGTGATGTTTCCCTTCGAGTCGCGGTACAAGATGCTGAATCGGTCGTTGCCTTGGCTATCAATGCCAGCATGTTCAAGGCTGATCTTTGCGTCCTTTGGAATGGATGGCAGCTTTTCTCGAACATCCTTCTCGATGGCTTCTGATGTTGCGTTGAACACCCTCTCCGCCGAAGTGGTGCTGCGCACCGCTTTGCCATCGAAGTCACCGAGCTTGGTAACACCGGAAGTTGTCTCCATGGTGGAGGTGGCGAGGCGTGCCGCTGCTTCAGGAGAACGACCCAACTGCACATGCGATTCGTACTGCTGCCGCCATGCCGCCTCGTACTGAGGTGTCACTGAGCCGGCCTGCTTTCCGCTGAACCTTGATACCAGTTCTGCAACGGGATTCGACTTGCTGCCAGGACTTGGCCTGAGGTAGTCGTCGCTCTGCTTCTTGGCGATCTTGCGTTCATCGTCGGTCATACGGCTTGCCGTCGCAACCTGCTTACGGGCTTCCGCGATGCCGACGACCGGCGAACGCTCCATGATGTCAACAACTTCGGGTGGCATCGACCCCAGGGCCAGCGGGTTCGTATCCTTGATCTTGTTCAGGAACGCAATTGCTGTCTTTGCCTGGATTTCGTCACCACTGACAACGGCCTGCTTCACCGAGTTCTTCACCTCGGATGGCATGTACGTTGGCTTCGTTGAGACCATCCATTGGTGAATGAAGTTCTCACCACCTGGGGTGGAAAGAACTGACTGCAAAGTCGCCTTCGCGCCGTACTGGTTGTGAACGGCGAGGGCAAAGTTCTGATCAGTCAGAGCCTGCGTGCCCGTGTCATCTTGCTCGTGGCCGAGCCGCTTGAGTTGAGCCATCACGTTCGCACGGTGCCGGTTTTCCTCGACACGGTTCCGTGCACGACCAATCATTTCCTGTGACTTGATCACCAGATCGGGGTTGTCCTTGATCATTGGGTGTTCAAGCAACGACTTCTCTGCGGCGTTAAGATCCTTCAACGTCAACGCATGGCTATCACCCATCGCGTCCAGTTCAATCCCCACTGAAGAGATCACGCGTGTACCTGCCTTGAGGTCTTCACGCTCCTTGACCTTGGCAGCATTCTGAATCTCGCTGGTGTTGCGGTCGTACTGACGGTCCAGCATGCCAAGGGCTTTGTCCCGCGCCTTCTCACGCTCTGCTTCATTGGTGAAAGGCAGCGACTGGTACACGTTCGTCAATTGATTTCGTGCATCCTCATACAGGTACTTGTCCGTCTGAGCCTCACCAGTCATAGCCGATAGCGCACCGTTGTTCGGATCAAGCAGCACGTTGTCCGTACGCGCAGCAAAGGAGCGGGCCAACTGGTTGTACAGGACGTCCCGCTTTGCGGAGATTTGTTCGGGTGCGGCCACGGCGGCAAGACGTGGGTTCTGCAACGTCATGCCTTCAATAATGTTGGCCGCTTGGCGAAGCGAGTCTTGATCGCCTGAATTGACAGCGACACGAATTGCCTCGGCCGCATTCGTATCAACATCGGCCATGGCACGGCTCACAATCAGCGGCTTGATCGTCTTCTCTTGGAAGTTCATCGTGCGCTGCGCTTGTTCGCCGACCATGTTCGTCTCGAAGTTCTTGACGATCATCTTGTTAGACAGGTTCGCCTTCGAGGTCTCGTCGTCCACGATGGCTTGCAGGCCATCTTTGTAGTTCTGGGTGTACTGCTCAACATCCCAACCTTCGGCAACTTGCTGACCTGCAAGGTTGTTCCGCAAGTCGTTCTCACGAGCCATGACGTTCACGCGCGCACGCGTGGCACGGCCATCTTCATCTGCAAGGCGTAGTGCCTCGAACTGTGCGCTGATGTCGGTCACTGATTTGGTTGCAGCTTCAACAAGCCCAGCCTCTGCGATTGACTCCTTCGCCGCCATTGGATTCAAGACCTGGGACGTTGGTGCATTCCTTGCGTCAAGGCCCATGCCAACCTGCGCGACGTTATTCCCAAGTCGTTGCTCAACGTTCGTGTCAAGACCGCGCACGCCGGAGCCAGGCTCCATGGGGCGGTTCATAAGATTGTCTGTAATGCGGATTGCCATACTGCTCCCTTAAGCCATGTTCCGCATCGTCGGTGTACCCGCAGATCCGTTCACGGCTGTGCCGCCCGTGTTCAGATTGCTGGTGCCGCTCAAGCCGCCAGACTTTGCGTACGCTGATCCAAGCGTCCCAATTGCGGAGGTAATGCCAGTGACCATCGTGGTCTGGCCAATACTGTTCAGTGAGTTCGCCTGCCCAAGCGAGCTTTGAAGTGCCTTGTCGCCGGCTTCAGCAGCCCAACGACCATTGGTCTTAAGCTGAACCACCTTGTTCACGCCTGAGTACAGAGCAGCAAGCGCATCTGCACTTGCAAGCATCTCGATCTGATCCATTGCGGCTTGTGCGGAACCTTCGCCGATGACTGCCCCTGATGCAGCCTGCGCGGCAGTCAACGAGCCACGCATTTGCATTGACGTCCGACGAATCTGCGCGACTTGATCGTTAGCCTGTTTCATCACGGCTTCCGATTCCATCTCGTTCAGCCGCTCTTGAAGCATTCCCTTGTATTCGGCGTCGTAACCCGCTGCGCGTTCTTGATCCGCTTGCGTGTTCGCCGCTTCTTGCTGCTTTGACGAACCATAAATTGATCCTGCTGCGGCGACCGCCGCTGCGGCAAATCCATACGGCATATCAGGCCTCCCTTGCCTTTTGATTGCGGCGCAGGCAGACGATCAATGTGATTCGGTCCTCATCGCTATCGTTAGTTACCCAGTGCATGTACGAGTTATCAAAGGTGAACAGATCGCCGGGCTTCGTAACCAGAACCTGATCTTCAACATGGAACTCTTGCATGCCGTTCGCCTTCAACTGGATGGCGAACTTCTCGTAGAACTGGGCGTGCCAGCCCGTGTCGATATGCGGTTTGCATACCTGTCCTGGCTTGATTCGTGTGATGAGCACCCCACCCAAGATGTCGCCTTGGAAGACGGTCATCAATGGATAGATCAACTGGCGCACGGGAAGTACATCAGCGCATGGATACCAAACGGCGTCGTGCTTCCTTGATGGGTCATCACCAAACTGGACATATCGAACATAAATGTCGGACAAGCCGTGATGCGGTGATTCAGGTGCGGCAGTTCGACCAGTGTGCAGATCCCAGAACTCAGGGTGCTCGTCAAGTGCAGCAACCAATCCTGATACGTCCAGACCTTCGGCCAGAAGACTGATCTTCATGCTTCGTGCCCAGTCAAGTAGTCGGCATTCCAGATGCAAAGCCAAACTGCATTGGTCAACGCTGCAACACAATGAACTGTGTGCGCGGGGACAAAGACGCAGCAAGGCGCTGTGTAGTCCTTGACTTCATCACCAATCGTTACTTCAACGGTGCCTTCAACAAGGTAGGACAGGTGGTCATGACCGTGCGCATGCGTTCCCAAGACGCGGCCTTGCGCGATCTTGTGCTCCATGATGAACGCGTCGCCACCCATGAATCGTTCGATTTCCAGACCGTTCATACCGTCACCCTCATGGAGTACACGTGACCGTCGTGGCTGAAACCCGCTCGTTCAAATGCTTTTGCAACCTTGTTGAGATCCATGCCTGTGCTATTCGCAATCACGATCTCGGCAACACCCCTTTGCTTAGCTTGCTTCACGTATTCAGCAATGAGCAACGAGCCAGCACCTCCACGCTCCGTCTTCCTGACGAACGTTCCGTAGTCGCAGGCCGTGCGGTCAGTGCCAAAGAAGTGCGTTGTGATGTATCCAATGAACCCACCAATCACTACGCCCGCCTTCTCTGCCACGAGCGCAAATCCGTCCTCGCTATCAACGAGTGCGTGCATCAGGGCATCAAGCTTTGTTGGGTAGAAATTGAAGTGATTGAACTTGCTGTCGGCGTGCATGGCCTTCGCAAGTTCAACCAGTTTTGGAACGTCCTCATGGGTAGCGTTTCGAATCATGTCGTCCTCCGAACGCTATTTACGAGGTACGCGTGTTAGTTCACTGCCGCCTTGATCACGACGCCCAGGAGGGTGAATGGCGTCGGAGTTTCAGAGGTGATGAGGATGTTCTCGGTGTCTTTCCATCCAACCGTCTTGAGAGATTTGTCACCTGTGAACAGGGGAATCGATGTGTTCAAGTTCATGGCCGTGGTGCGGAATGGCACAACCTTGCCGTTCACCAAGCAGTTGATGGTGTCCTTGAAGCGGAGCACCACGTCATAGATCGAGACACGGCGGCCTTGCGATGACGAGTTCACATCGCCAAACTCTGGGTTCAGCAGTTCAATCGTGGTTTCATAGCCAAGACCTACGATGACGTTGGTCGCAGGGTATTGCAGCGTGATCGATCCACCAGACACAACGCAGTCAGGGTGGACATTTCCATCAGCCAGGACAGCTACTGTCTTTCCATTCAAGTATGTGAGGCCGGTGACTGTGCTGGTGCTTGCCCCCACATAAAACAAAGTGCAGTCCATATACGCGGTGTCTTCGTTCGTGTAGTCGAACAACTCAATGAACCGCTTGGTGACTCCGCCAATGGTGCGGTTGACAATGAAGTACACGTCGTCAGCCTGACCAGATCCAGGCAGCACACCAACCGCTTCAAACTTGCCGTCGGTTGTGTGCCGCGCCCAAGCCGTGGTTTCATACTCACGGGCAAGGGTCAGGGAAAGCAGTTGCCCATCTGACCGGACGGCCCAGGCAATGAAGTCGGGGTTCTGGGCGAACGCCATGTCACTGATCGTGCCTTCATTGGTGATGTGCTCCGCGAAGACGGTCAAGTCAGGTGCGATGTTCGCGTCTTCAGTCACCGAGTACGAGATTGCGCGGGCGCGTCGTCCGTCACGCTGGATGAACACAACCTCTCGACCGATCTTCACTGGCTTGACGAAATTGCTGCCGTGCGACGTGTGGTCTTTGATGACGTTCGAGCTGATGCCACTGATTGCGTTGTTGTTCGGTCCAGCAATCGAGAATTCTGTGGAGCTTGTCAGCGGCAACAGTTGCCGAGCAGAGACCAAGTGCGTGATCGCGTTGTAGTCATTGCCTGCGATCTGAACGATCAGCCCGTCCGAGTCAAGATTACCTACTGTCAAGTTCACGTAGTCGCCAGCACCAGAACCCCAGATGTGCTGTGGGAACTGTGGTGATGCGCCGAAGTACAGACGCTGCTCAAAGAACGAAACGGTCGATGGGTAGTTCCCTGTTTTCCAGTACGACATCGCGGCACCAGAAACCGATCCAACGACACTCCATTCCTGTCGTGCCGCAGTGGCTGACACACAGGTGATGATCCATGTCTCAGAAGTCGTGGAACCAGGCATGGAGCCCACGCCACCAAGAGCACCATTGCCAACGTTCGTCGTTCCTACAACGGTCCCTGAACTGGTGATGGCACCAGCAGTTGTGACGATCTGGAACTTGTCACCAACCCCGAACTTGGTAGAACTGTTGATGACCTTGAAGGTCACGAACGCGTTCGAGAACGTGACATCACTAACTGCCCGGTAGACGAACGGGATATCAGCGAAGGTCCAGTTCGTGTCCGTGACGCGTTGCAGGATCTTTGGCTTCTGGTTCGGATGCACCAAGTACATGGTTGTACCGGACTGTGCATACCGAATGTCTGCAAGCTCTGACTCTGCGTACGGGATAGCAAGGCGATATGGCACGCCTGGGCTTACCTCGACGGCAACACCATCTTTGATGAACTCGATTTGCCCGCCATTTAAAACAAGCATGAACTTGCTTGTCAGCGAGTGAACGAACGGAATCAGACGGGCGCGCTGGTTTACATCGTAGAGACTTTTGACGCAGATCGTTCCACGTCGTTTGGTCGCACCACCGTGAACGAACGGGTATGCGTTCTCCATCTTCTTGGTCGCCTTGTTGTAGGCAGGCAAGTCGATGCGGCTAAGCAGGCGTGGGGAGATCTCACCCCACTCAAATCCAGTTTGAATGTGCTGAAGGTTTGGCATCGCTTAGAACCTCGCGTTCAGAACGAAGCCGCGATCACCCAGAGCGTCTTGCGGTTCTTCACTGGCATCTACGAAGCGGGCCTTAGCCAGCTTCTGCCCGTACATCTGAATGTTTGTGTCAGCGGTGGCTTGAGACTTCGTAATCGCGTACGCCATCTCGGCAGCAAGACGCTGTGCCATGACATCGGTGAACATCGCGTTCCACTCGGTGGTGTCTTCAACGTCCTTCACGAAGCGCACGACACACTCAGTCTCATTGCTGTAGATGCCGTGGCCGATGATCTTGTAGTCATCGGTGTCATAGACCTCCATGACGCGGAGGCATTCAGCAGGCAGTTGGTACTTGAACTGGTAGTTGAAGCTTGATGCGTCTGACACCGCGTTCAGCGTCTGCTCTGCAATCGCGAAGTTCCACGGGTGATCAGTGATCGAGCTACGCCGAGCGTTGTCCCACAGCGCATTCGCAACGATGGCCTCTGTTGAGTTCTCGTCTGCCGACGTGATGATGTTTGCACCGAGCCGAGACAGTGCAACGTTGATGATTTCTACTTTGGAGGCCATTGACCCGCTCCATTAATGGAAGACGGATCTATTTATTTGCCGCATGCGAAAAGGGGGCTGCATTGCAGCCCCCTTTGCTTTGAGTGATTACAGCGTTACGCCGAACTTCGAAGCACCAGCGGAATCAACCACGCCAGCACCCATCGAGACGTTCGCCTTGATCCAGAAAGCGTGCTTGTCTGGAGACCATTCGATCATCGTCTTGAGGTTCTGACCAACAGCGGCACCAACAGCCAGTTCGTGGAATGCGAACTGCGTCTTGTCGGTCGTGCCGTTCAGGTAGCCGTCAGGCACTTGAATGATCTTGAAGCCGAGGAACGTATCGATGTCACCTTGAACAAGTGCCTTCACGTTGTTGTAGTCCGTGGAGGTGACTTGAGTGGTTGAAAGCAAGTCCTCGATTGCCGAGGCAGAGAGAACCATCTTGCGACCCGATGCCGGAACCATGCCGTTGTCGAAGATCTTCTTGGTTTCCAACATGCGGGCGACCGAGAAGGCGCCTGTGTTGGTTGTCGAAGTCACCGAACCGGCAAGCAGCGCAGCCAAGATGATGTCGTCCATCTTGCGGGCGATTGCCTTCGCAACGATGTTCACGTACTCCATCTTGATGTCAACGTTCGTCTTGAGCAGGTCAAGGTCGTCAACAAGGGTCGTGGCGTACCAGTCGGCCAGCGTCACGTCCGTGTAGGTGTGCGCTGGTTCAAGAACTGTCAGGTCGGCGTTGCGCGTCTTTTGGTACGCAGCAACAGCACCGAGCTTTTGAAAGCGAGTGGTCGAACCAACAACGCCTTCGCGCTTACGGACTTCGCCGATGAGTTGGGAATCGAGAAGATATGCAGCCTTAACCTCTGCACCGAATTGAGTAATGAAACTCTGGTCAATAGTGATAGCCATTTATTGGCTCCTTCCGTGATGGACGTTTGGTGGAGCGCTTGTCCTCATCACGAGGGGCCTGACAAATGGCTTATTTGCTGGGGCCGAAATGGCTTATCCGATAAGTCAAAACTTGTCGGAGGTATTTACGAAACGGGCTTGAATGCCAAAGAAAACGGGCAACAAAAAACCGCCCGAAGGCGGTTCAGATTGGTAAGCGGCGAAGTGCCTTACTTCTTGTGTTGAAAGTGCTTCGTGACCTTGTCATGCAGTGCGCGATCACCCTTGCGGTACTCCGATGACTGCATGATCTTGGTGACCTCTTCGTCGGTCAGTTGGGCGCCGCCCTGAGTGCCACCCTTACCGGCAACACTGTCCTCACCGATCTCGGCGCCCATGCGCGCAAGAAGCTTCACAACTTGCGGATGGTTCCAGACTGGATCGTGTGGTGACGCATCAGACGGCGCGAATTCATTGAATGCACGGCGAACAGACTGGACTTGGTTTTCAAAGTCGTTGCCCCACTCCTGCTTCAGAGCAGTCTCCGTCTTCTCTACGGTCCACGTCGTCTCGTTCAGCATCTGCATGTACGTGTCCATGACCAAGTCGTATTGGTCCTTGGTGAAGCCCTTCTCCAATGCAGCGTTCTTGAACGACACCGCACGGTCTTCATTGAGGTCGAAGCCTTCGCCGAAATTGAACTCGTACTCATCAATTGAACCCGCTGGGATGTTTGGCTTTGCTCCCAAACGCTTCTCCAAGTTCCCGTACGACTTCGAAAGCTTCTCGAAATCGGGCGAACCGTCCTCATTGAGGAACTTCGCAGGCACGTACGAGTAGTCGGGCGCTTGGCTGGTTGGCTCGGCTGCTGGTTCTTGTGTTGCTGGTGCCGCATCGACTTGGTCTGCTGCTGGTGTGCTTTCGCTGGGCGTCGATTCGAGTTCACTCATCTTGAGCCTCCTGCTCTTCTTCTGGTTCTTCAGGCGTTGACTCTAGGAGCTCACCTGCAACGAACGCTGCATCCACGAATGGCAGATCAACACCAAAGCTGGTTTGCACATCGGCCGTTTTGTCTGTTGGTTGGGCGAAGCTCGCTGTCTTTTGATAGACACCATCGACCAGGGCGTAGACATCTACGGTCTCGGCTGTGTTTACGAACACGCGTTCTGGCTTACTCATCTTGGGTCTCCTGTTTTTCTACGTTGCACCGACGCAAGATGTACGCAATGACTTCGCGTTTGCCAGCGTTGAATGCGGTCTTGTATGGGTCTTGATTGAACTCAAAGCCGTCGTAGAAGAGGCTTGAAAGTTGTTCGAGAATCGCTGCTCCCGCAGGGTCTCGTTGAAATACGTTGTAGTAAGTCTGGTTCGAAAGGTTATCCACGCGGGGCCTCCATAAAACGCCGCCATTTCGACGGCGTTTTATTTAGAGTCCTGGGTACTTAAGCCACCGCAGGTTCAGCGGTTTGCGGCCCAGCCTTCATGGCCGCTTGCATCATTTCGGCCTGTTGTGCCTGCTGTTGGGCAGCTTCTTGGGCTTTCGCACGAGCCGCACGCATCTGACGCAGCTTGTCAGGACTGACCATCAGTTCAGCATCAACACCAAGAAGGTCTGCAACCTCTTGCATGCCTTTCTCGAAGTCAAATACATCGAGCAAGTCCGGCTTCTGCGTATTCGCAGCGGTGGTGATCAATCGGTTCATGAACTCATCAATCGCCTGCACTTCCAACATCTTCTGCGAGCGTGCCAGAGGTGAGCGGTACTTGATCGTCAGAACACGATCACGTAGACCATCGGGAACACGAGGCAAGGCACCAGCACGCAACGCCATGCCAAAGCAGCGTTCAACAAACGGCTGCAAGAACTCGGCTTGGAAGCGCGCAAAGATCGGGCCGAGGATCTGACGAACCTGGTTGTTTCGCGTCTGCACCTCAGTTGCAGTCTGAATGGCCTTCTCAGTTGGGCCGAGCTGGTCAGCCAGGAGCACGCGGCGGATCGAGGCTTGCAATCCCTGGATCTCGTTCATCGCGAACTGGATGTCACCGCCAGACTTCAGGATTTGCAGGTTATCCATGTCGCCCACGGGAATGATGCGACGTGCACCAATCTTGATGGTGGCTGGGTTCACGACGCCGTCGTCCTTAACCTTGTACATGCCAGAGATGTGCATTGCCATGTTCTCGTGCATGGCTGACTTCACGGCGTTCACGGACTTGATGTCAGGTAGCGCATCGAAGACCGGGCCGCGAGCGTAGTCGGTGTCTGGAATGCGCATCCAACGAGGCACGATCACTGGCATCTCGTGGAAGCCAGATTCCTTGACGATGGTTCCACACTGTGCGACCCAAATACTTTCCCATGGCAAGTTCTTTTGGGTCTTGCCAACGGACTGCTTGCCGTTCCGCATGCGCGGACGGATGGCAACAACAAAGCGGTGCTTCTTGGTGCCATGCGGATCGCTTGAGAATGCGTCCTTCATGTTCTGCGGCATTGCATCAAGACCGAACTCGTTCACCGCCTCTTGCACCGTCCAATAGAACGAGCGGTACACCGTGTCGATGTACCCCAGGTGCAGCGTCTCTTGGCAGTACAGGTGGTGCAGCGGCCAGGATTCGAAGTACAGCTTCCCGCCCTTCATCTCGACGTACAAGCCAGCCATGCCAGCAATCATCGAGTGCGTCATGAACTCCGGTGCTTCGCAGTCGAAGTTTGATCCGTGGATCATTGTGTGGATGCGCTGTGCCGAATCCTCAAGCCACTCCTTGCTGTCTTGGTCAAGCGCGTCCTCGTCGGCGTTTGGCACCTCAAGGTTGAACCAAAGCGAACCCGGTGGCGTGAGCGACGATTGCACGCTGGACGACAGCAAGCGCACGGCATCTGTTGCCGTGCTGTCCATCAACTGTGCCTGTTGCGTCCGCGTCGTTCCGGCGTTCGATACGCCGTCACCGTTGTTCTCTTGATTGAAGCCCGCACCGAGGTTTGGGTACGTGAAGCGATAGCAGTCGCGGTACTCTTGATCGAGCGGGTCACGAATCGCTTTCAAACGGTCGTGCTGCTTCAACACGGACCTTCCGCGTTCTTGTTCCTTGTCCATCCCTTACCCCGCGAGTAGTGTTGTTCTGCGCTTGGCGCGCACTTGTGCATCGCTACCGCTGGACAGGAACGGATCAATGTTTGACTGCTTCACAGCGTCATGAGCATCGTCGTTCGCCAGTGCCGCAGCACCTGAAAGCAAGGTCCGGGTCTGGAAGTACCCGTTTGCCTTCGCGTTCGTTTGTGCGACCTGACCGGCCAACTCGGCCTGCTCGTTCGCGGTGATCTGATCTCGGATGGCCTTGGTGGCCGCGTTCGTCGCATCGATCTGTGCTTGAACCTTTGCCTGCTGAGTGACGGGCGAGTTCTCAATGACCTTGGCCCAACTGAAGCCCATGGTTAGAACCCTGCGACCAAGGTCTTGGCACGCTTCGCCTTCTTGACGGACGGTGCGTCTGGGTCTTCAAGATCAATGCTTGACTCGGGCGTTGGTGCGAACGCTTGATCGCCCTCTTCAGCGGCTACGCCAGCCAACAGGGTCCGGTTGCGTGCCCGACGCGCTTGATCAGCATTCGCCGACGCAACTGACTCAGCCAGGGTTTTGGCATCGGCCTCTTGCTGCTTCGCGTCGGACTCGGCCTTGATGCGCGCCGTCTCCGCATCCGCAAGGCGGCGGTTTGCTTCTGTCTGCGCCGCGATCTCGGCGGCTGATGGACCTTTCGAACCACCACCGCACAGCATCCGGTGATCAGGTGCTTGATTTGTTAGTTTTGAAAAGTCCACGCATTACCTCCACTGATTTGTTGGAGGTATTTACGATCCGGCGTCAGGTATTCCTGAAAAACCGCAATTGGACGGCAGTAATTACGCGCCGGTTTTCCCGGGATATTTTTCGAATGCTTGAATATCGAAAACCTGAACTGTCGGAATCCCAAGGGACTATATGAAGGGGATAGTGAGGTTTGAACAGGTAGTACTTAAGTTCTGGAAGGTGCTCAGAATTCAAGGTTCAGAAAAAGTGCGGTGCATGGCACCTTGATCCTGAACCGTACCCCAACCGTTTCCAAATCGCTCAAGGCCAGACACAAAGCCTGTGCCACGACGTGCGCGACGGTTCAAACGGTTCTGAAAACATGATTGGACATACACGCGACCGTTCGAGATCACCTGGGACCGTCCGGCAGGGTGTCATCGATGACCAAAAAGCCTGGCTTTTGAGCACTCGGCGAGACCACGGGACCGTACTTCGACCAATTTTCAACATCCCGACTCAGCTTTTTGAGTGCTGTGCCGGCAGGTGCCGCCGGATGCGTCCTGGCTCACCCCGGTCACGAAAAATGAGGTGATCTACACACGCTGGACGGGTGCAACCGGCGCCACCAGAGTGCCAGTGATACTTTGAGCAGAAGTATCACTGTCCTGTTTTCACGGGGTGACAGTGTCATCGATTGTTCCTTGTTCGGGATGGGACCGTGAACCCGAGCGAGTGTTCAAGACAGCGGAGACAGCCCCGGAGCGCGTGGTCTTCTACGAGATCACCGACAAGTTTTGCCCTCAAAGCAGCGAAAATTTAAAAGAGTACTTCCGCATGTAAAACGTGAACTTTTCGACAAAACCAATGTATTCGGACGCGAAATAATACGCAAATTTTTGATTTCCGTAGAATTGTGGACATGGAACACAAACAGCCGCGTCCGATCCTCGGACCTCGTCAGGACCAGATGAAGCACTTCAGCAAGGAGACTGCTGGCGTGAAGCTCACAGCACTCCTGCTCTGTCAGCTTCCATTCATCTTTTGGTCGCTTGGCACCGTGGTGGCGGCTGGCGTGACCGCGTATCTGATCTGGGGTCGTTGATGAACTTTGATAAGTCAATCAAACGCCTGACCAAACTACTGCGTGCAGTCGAAGAGGCTCCAGACGATTATCCGAGGTTGCTGACATTACAACGCGCGATTGCTGCCCGAATTATTGGTGCCGAACGCAAGATCGCCATACAACAAGCGGCAAAAGCTGATTTAGCTCGCAAAAGGAAACAACGAGTCTCCAAACAGGATTCCATCGAGTTAAAGGCACTGATTGATGCCATGACTGAAGTCATCGATAAGCTCCGGTACTTCATATACATCGTCAAAAGCTTCGGCGACGGTCTTGCATATGCGTACTTGGATACGTTTGCCTTAAAGCACATGTATTTCGAGACGCATACGTATAACCCAAAGCAAACGGCGGGGGCGTTGGGCAAAGACGGTTTCAGGAATGAGTGGCGAGTACTCAAGATGGTCATTGAGAAAGGCGTGCCCGCTGTCCTGTGCGACCTCACGAACACACTCAGGCATGGGGACATCTGCCCTCTCGTTGGCCCAGACCCTATCCCCGTGGAAATAAAGTCCAGCGCAAACCGGAGTGCAAGAGCTGATAGGCAGATTGCGAACGTGCAGGCACTGAACTCGTTCTACGCGACCGATGAGGCCGAGACTTTGCACGGAATCAAGGATGTGAAGCGCATGGAGGTTGGCGGTCGCAGTGACCACATCCCAACGATCAATGAGTGCATCAAAAACTCAGGGGCGACCAACTTTGCGTACGTGAAGCTGGAAGGCCTGACGTACTTTGCTGTCAGGGGCGATGGGGAAGCCGCGCGCCTGGACCAACTAGGCGCAGGTCCAAGAACAATCCTGGCGACGCTCAATGAAACCAAGCAAGAACGGCAATGGATGCCGTACTACCCGTTCACGCTGTCCATCAGGGACGAACAAGATCTGCTTGACTTCATCAATGGCGAGGTCGTTCTTGGGATGATGATTCACGCTGACGAGGTTGTCGCCGCGTTCGCAAAGTACGGTCTGGACGCGCAGTTCATCAACAACTCGGTTGGGATCTTGAAGATCACCCGCACAGGTGATCCTGAAGGCAACATGGCAATCGTGCCACTGCAATTCTTTCAACGCGTCATCCTTGAGTTCATGAGTATCGATGCATTGATCCAGGCTCAATTGGCGAAGGTCGCGAGCATGGACGAGGGACAGCCTGAATTGACGAAGCAAATCAATGAGAAGGTAGCCGAGGCTGGCGGCAAGGTCACAGAGGAGATCTTGAAGCAGCTATTTCCGAATGGCTACCTAGATCACTGGCCGCCGCGCTACGAGGCTATGTTTCCAGATCAGCCAGTTGACTCGTGATCTGGTGTGCTTCAAGGGTTGAAGGACCCGGACGGCACGGCCTTCAATCCAGCCCCTGAACCCGCACGTTTGATTGTTTGACACGCGACTGGCCTATAAGTCGAATGCACCGTCACTTGTCGTACCTTCGCTAACCCTTGGTGCAGTTCGCCCCCGGCGTTGAAGCTTGAGTCATGCCGCTATGCGCTTTAGCGCAAAGAAGTAGGCAGGACCGCTGTGAGCGAGGTGAGCGCAGCGAGCATCGGGAGTCAGCGGGCATTGCCTTCGAGGCGGTCACGCCGAGACGACCATAGTGGCTACAGTGCTGTGCTGCCCTGGCGGGCAGGCAAGGCGAGGTTGGTGCCTCGCAGTGCCTCGCTGCGCTCGTCCCCGACTCGGCACCAACCCGCCAATTGACCCCGCTGACGCGGGCAAAAAGCAATGTAATGGTGTCGCTTTAAGGTATCTCCTTTTATTTAAAGCGACACCATTACATTGCTTTCACAGATACGGGATGGAGACAAGTGACAGCTCTTTGGGTCTTGTCTGCGTAGGCCGCTAAATACATTGCGAACAGCAATGTAGTCGGGCTTCCGACGAGCGGTCATCGACGTACTCCGAGTTAATCCCCAACCCGACTACATCCGCTGTTGCCAGCGGTGGGGACCGCTGAAACTACTCGGAGTTCAGCATGGCACTTCAAATCTTCAAGCTCACTGAGCCGCTGTACGGCTTCTATCTCAAGGGCTTGCTTGTCGCCTCGTTCCTAAGCTTCCGTGATCGTGCAAAGGCGTACGCCATCACTGAAGTCACTGGCGTTCATCGCGACCTGAACGAAATCTACAGATACATCAACCTGCGCAGGCTCTACAACAGCCTGGGCGCTACGAGTCCAAAGCAGCGTAAGGCTGTCCAAGCAGCCTTGCAGGTTTACTACACGCGCAAGTCACGTGGATCAAACGTGAGCGGCATGGTCTCGATGTGGGTCAACCGTGGTGGTGAGCGAATCACCGAGTCAGCGCAGAAGGTGCTTGCGCACTACCAACTTGCAAATCAGGAGGCACTCATGGAAATCGAGTCCGGCATGTACGTCAAGGACGCAGGCAATGGCAAGTGCCTTTGCGTGATCCCATTGCAATTCGAAATGACTAAGACCGAGGTTGACGCGTTGTTAAAGCTTGTCGACGTGCTTGACGAGGAAAGTGCAGCGCAAGCGGCCAAGAAGCCGCGCAAACCTCGCACTCCTGACAGCGAGGTGACAAAGGCCAAGAAGCGTTCAGCAGCGTTGGCCCGTCAAGCCCGCGCTCGTGCAGCTCAAGTGTGAGGCGAGAGCCACGCGTACACCGAGGTAAGCAGGGTCCCAACGCAGCCGAATGCGACCGCGAAGGCAGTCCACAATGCCGCCTTTGCGTTCTTCTTGCCAGACTTGTTGAAGGCAATCATGTGCCCGGTTACGTGCGACATGATGTTCGCTTCTGCGTTCTCAACAATTGACAGCTCCCATGCAGGCAAGACCGGGATCTTGCTCGCCTGCCACCACAGGTACGAAGCATATAGACCCGTCACAAGTGCCATGGCAGCCATGATGAGGCCAATGACGGCCATTACGTTGTCGTGATTTGCCATGGAGCTCCCTGAAAATGAGACTGCAAAGCTCTCATAATGCCACCCCAGAAAGGGAGGCAATGTGACAACGATTTACCACTACACAGACGTCCATGGTTTTTTGGAGATCATCTCAAAGAGAAAGCTTTGGCTTTCGGGAACCAACAACCTGAACGACAAAACTGAACGAATACACGGGAAAAATAAGGTACTCAAGGCACTTGAAAATTTCGATGACTTCGAGGGAAAAAGCAAGGTTATCGAGATATTCACTCGCCTCATGGGTCATGCCCAGTACGTGTGCTCATTCTCGCAAGACGGAGACACGCTCAGTCAATGGCGGGGCTATGCCGATGATGGGCATGGTTTTGCCATAGGCTTCAATAGCGATACATTCCCTGAGAACCATGGCATTGCCATCAATACTTCTGATCCTGAATTCGCAACGTCGCTACAACGTGTGGAGTACGACCCAAGCAAGCAGGATTACCTGATCCATCAGATCATCGACAGTGCTAGACCCGATGCTGCAGCGACGGCGATTCCAAGACAAGTTCAGCTAATTGGCGCTGCTACAAGATTAGCAAGCCTAACCATCACAATGAAGAACGATGGATTTAAAGAGGAAGCCGAGTGGAGGCTGGTTCATGCCCCAATCATCAATCTCACTCCATCAGAAGGACGTCTGATTACGTGCAAGCCAGAGCACTTCAAACAACGTGTTTCAGGCAAACGAATTTGCACTTACTTCGAGCATTCTTTCGAGGTGTCAGCAATCGAGGAGATCATGATTGGTCCAAAGTGCTTGGTTCACAACGAGGATCTGCAAATGCTGCTTCTCTCAAATGGCATCGACCTCACACCTCAGCATTCAAAGTCCACCTATAGGTAGATCCTGAAATAAAGGTGTACGTTTTTCGGCCGGTTGATACGATTTCTAAAAGTATCACCGAAGGACGTACATGCTCGAAGTTCAGCCAACCAAAACGATCCCAGCTTGGTATGCCACTCGCGCCAAGACCGGGCCAAAGGCGCCGATGCAGCCGATCACGAGCCGCGCTGACATCGCCGCCATCAAGCTCCTATTGAAAGACTCGGCACGCGACCTTGCCCTGTTCACCGTGGGCATCAACACAGCGTACCGAGCAAGCGACTACCTTGGCTGGAAGGTCAAGGACGTGCGTGGCCTTGAGCCAAGCGATGGCGTTCAGTTCAAAGAACAGAAGACCAAGAAGTACCGCGGTGTGTTCCTGAACAGAACAGCGATTGAAGCAATCAACGAACTGTTGGCCTCAAGGCCGGATGCACAGGACGATGACTACCTGTTCGTTGGAACTGACGGCAGAACACCGATCACGGTTCATTGGTACGGGCAGTTGGTCAAACGCTGGTGCCTGGCTGTCGGCATGAAAGGTCACTTTGGTTCGCACACGCTGCGTAAGACCTGGGGGTACATGCAGCGCACCGTGAACAACATGGCCCTTGAGAAGATCCAGAAGGCATACGGGCACGCGTCTAGCGCGGTCACGTTGATCTACGTCTGCATCCCTGACGAAGAGATGCGCGACATGTACATGAGCCTGGAACTGTAAGGGGGCAATATGGAACACAAATTCTTTGACCACACCAAATGCGGCTTCTATGACTTGAGCGAATCGCAACGCACCGAGTTCATCAAACAGAACGTCACGGCCTTTGGTGTGCTCTTTGTACTGCTGCCATTGCTCATTGCACCATTCGCTGGCGAGTACAAGGCCGCCATGATCGTGACGTTCTTGCTCGCCCTCGTCGGCGTAACTGTCGTGATGAAAGAGAACTTGAACCGCTTCCATCGCGAGCAATACGACAAGCGAAGCGTGTAAATACCATCGAGGCAGCAAGGCTGGTAGAGCCAGTCCAGGGCACGATGCACTGATGCCTGAGGGGTAGGTCTCGCGTTCGAATACCGGCGCGGTCCATGCCTACACTGCTATGAAGGGTGCCGCCTCACATGAATGCCCTTGCTCCGAAAGGTTCAAGGGCGTTCTTGTTTCTGGTTCATTGCTTTCAGGTGTTTAGCGCAGAACCGTCTAAATACGAGTATCCGAAACACAGGAACTCGTATGAAGCACAAGCATGAAACACCACACGCATTGGCATTGCAGCTCCGCGACACGCTGCAATCCGTCATCGATCAAAGCACCGGCACGAACGTGCTGATGATCAGCCAATCGAACCTCGGGACGCTGCGCTCGATGCTGGCCGTGCTTGAGAACAAGATCGAGAAGCTGTACGGAGTTCAGCAGTGACGACGACAGCCATCCTGATCTTGCTTGGCATCCTTGCGCAGTACCTTCGCAAGATCGGCAAATGATCCTCACATCGCGACCAGGCACCACCGTACGCGCTGACATTCTCGTTGATGCCATCGCTGATCTTCGCGCCGTACTTGCGGCCATTGATGCGAAGGACTTCGCTGCACTACGGCAAGACTTTGTGCATCAGTGCGACGAGATGATTGATTACTTGGAAGTCGATTGACACGTGAGTTTTTCCAGTGTTTTACGTGAAGTTCGCTAAATACGAAGGTAGCAACAACACGGAGACACCATGGCTCACGACAAAATCTTTTCGGATCTGAACTCAATGAAGGACGCAGTCACTGCCCTTCACTATGCTGGCACATCCAAGGTCCGACCTCAGTACGAGTGCGACAACGAAGCACTCATTGCACACACGAAGCAAGCTGAACGCGTTCTTGACCTCACCAAGAAAAAGCAGTTCATCGGCACTTTCCCGTTGATGGCATATCCGACGTACCAAGGACTGTTCCTCGACAAGGAAGTTCGAGGGAAGTCC